CATCCGGACCCCCTTACAGGTTCAGCGGACTACAACGACGCCCTGATGTTGAACGTCAGGACGATGTAGAGCAGCGGGAAGATGGGCGTGTAGAACGCCTCCACAGCCGCGGCCGTCGGATCGTCGGGGTTCACACTGGCCCTGATGCCGGTGTAGTTGCCGCAGATCTGGGCCGAGACCATCGCCTTGAACATCATGGCGAGCCTGCCCTCAACCTGCGTGAGGATCTGCGGGAGGAACTTCACCCCGATGAACGCCTCGAGGACGTCCCTGGACTGCTGCTGCACCTCGTCGGCGATCTGGATGACGGTGGGCGTCTTGGTCATCACGCTCGACATGTCCGTGGTCAGACCGTGCCGCACCGCGATGAAGGGAGGACGGTCCTCGCAGACCGTGACACCGGCGGCGGCCGTCTGGTTCATCGAGACCGGGTCGAGAACACGGGACAGACCGTTGGTCCCGACGAACTTGACACCCGTCCAGGGGGTCGCCACGTCCCGGTTCGGGGCAACCTGTCGAGCTCCCATCATGACCGCCAGGTAGCGGCCGTCGATGAGCGACTCGGTGTCCCTCCCGAAGGCGTCCGTCGTGGTGATGGTCATCATGTCCGGGTACATGAGGCGGATACGGGTGTCAGCCACGCTCTTGGCGGCGTCCTGTGCCCCGGTGGGCTGTGTGCCCGCCTCGAACCCCAGGATGGCCGTCCTCTCCGCCCGGTGCTTGATGTCCGACTGCACAGCGCAGTGAACGCTCAAGTAGGCGGCCAGGTCGATGGAGTGCGGGATGAGGGGCAGGAGAACGCTCGGCCGGATCCGGCCGGGCAGGAGACCCTCAAGGTCGTCGAGGGCGGTGGTGTAGGTCGCCTCCGTGGCGTTGGTCTCACCCGGAACCTTCTTGACCTGCTTGACGCCGATGACCACGGCCCCGTTGAGGAAGGCGAGGTAGCCGGCGAGGGAGGTCGGACTGTTCGGGCCGACAGCTCCGAAGGCGCGCTCCATGGAGGAGAGCTTCGTGTAGACCGAGGGCGAGTAGTTCCTCTTCGAGTACTCGTAGTTGACGTAGTAGACGTCGCCGATGGCCGGCTCCGCCCCTCCGCGCTCGTTGTTCTCGATGAGGGCCGTGTCGCCGACGGTGGTGCCCGTGGTGTTTGCCACCACCAGGCTGATGCCGGGGATGGAGAACACGGGGATGTTGGCGTCGCAGGTGGCCTCCGCCCTCACCTCGAAGGTGAAGATGGCGGTCGCCCCGTCGGTGTAGTTGTTCCCGCCTTCGAGCGGCAGGACGGTGAAGGTCAGGCCCGTAACGGCGTCGCGGTAGGTCTGCCCGACCGTGCCGTCGGAACCGAGGGCGGTGAGGGACAGCACCGAGTCGTCCGCTGACCCGGATCCTACCGAGTTCGAGGACGAAACCACGAAGCCGGAGATCCCGGCCTCGCCGACAGCCCCGTCGGCGGCGACTGCGAGGAGCCCCGTGCCGTGCCGCAGCGCGGTGGAGTCCACCACCGCGATGGAGGAGCTGACACCGGTCGTCTGACTCTGGATGAAGACGTAGTCGGAGCCGTCGTCGGCCTCGACCATGGCGGCCAGGCACTCGGCCGGGAACTCACCCGCCGGCGGAGTAAAGGCGACCGCCCACGCCATGTTGGCCTCGGAGCAGTTGATGGCGTTCGCCAGGGCATGGGCGGGGACGGATCCCCTGGAGGCGCTCGTGTTGTCTGCGATGCCGAGGGCCACGTTGGCGTTCCCGGTCCCGACCGACACGCTGGAGCTCGCTGACGAGAGGGCACTCGTGATGCGGAGGGTGGAGCCCTCCTGGGTCACGATGCCCGCCGAGATGACGTTGGCGGCCCCTGCATAGTCGGGGTGTACGGCGGCGATGGCCGTCGCAATCTGGATCATGACCGTTCCGGCGACGCCACCAGGTCCGAGCGGGGTGTCCGTCCCGGTGTCGGTGGAGGTGAAGTCCACCTTCACGGGGACCCCGTCGATGTTGAAGTCGAACTCGTCGTTCCGGGCGTTCGTCGGGTCGGTGCCGTCGTAGAGGACCACGATGGGCTGGCCGTCCGAGGCGTCCCCGGCAGCGAGGGTCTGGCCGTCGGACCATCCGACGTTGCCTGCGACGGTGGCCGGACGCACGACGGCGTCCGATGACCCCCAAGCCGTCTCACCAACCGTGAGGCCGACGGTGGCACAGCCGTTTCCGGCCACCACCTTGACGTACGACTGACCCTCCAGGGTCGACGGATGCACGGTGTTGGCCCCGAGGAGCAGCCTGGAGCGGATCAGGAGGCGGTCGTGGTGGAGCTCGCCGCCGGTCGCAGCCGCCACGGTGAAGCGGCGGGCGATGGGGCAGCCTGCGAGGATCTTGGTCTGCGCGCCCTGGATGCCGGTGTCGCAGTCGATGCCGGCAATCATGCAGAAGTCTGCTGCGCCGCTGTCCCCGACGAACTCGAAGACACCGCCAGCGGTGTCGGTGGCCCCGGTGGTCACGGAGAACACGAGTTCCCCGTCCAGAGAGGCGGTCACGGTCACGGCGGGGAAGGCCCCTGCGGCGTACCCTCCGGTGAGGGCGGCGACGATCTGGGCCTGCACCTCGGTCGCCAGGTCAGTCGGCGTGGCGTAGGTCGCGGGGGTCAGCGTGCCGGTGACAGGGGCTCCGGCGCCGGTGGCACCGCCGGTCCAGACGACCGTGATGGTGTCATACTCGCCAGCGGTGACGGTCCAACTCGTGAACTTGCCCGCCGCCGTGTACTCGGCGGCGGTCGCTACCGATTCGGCGTTGAGAACGGTCACATAATCGTCGAGGTCATCGGTGCCGCCCGATGCGGCTGTGACGTCGATGTCGACCCCATCCACAGAGAGCTGGAGGCCGTCGTTGGTGCCGGTCACGACGACGGTGCCGTCGACGGCGGCGTTCTCGTACTGGACCTCCGAGCCGAGCATGACGGCGGTGGAGCCGCACCGTGCGCCGGTGAACACCGACGGCGTCACCAGGTTCAGGTTGTTGGCCCCTCCGGCATCCATGTTGAATGTGAGGGTGGATGACTGGGCAGCCGCGAAGTAGAACGGCCCCGGTCCGGGGAAGGTCCACTTGGCAGGTGTCGGATCCTTGTCCGTGAACGTGACGGTCACGTCCTCCTCGACAGGTCCGGTGTAGATGTCGCCGCCGACCGCCTCGTGGCGGGCGTCGGGCATGAGGACCGAGCCACTCGGGAACACGGGATCTTCGGCGAGGCCGGCCCCCCTGGATCCCCACACGGTCGAGAACAGGGCCTTCCCGTCGGAGTCGGCCACGGAGTAGGTCCCGGCACCGGATCCCCCGGCGAGCTCGCAGGTGAGCGTGTACGTCTCATCCTTGAGGACGTTGTAGTAGAAGGTGGCGAAGACGGTGGCCCCGGACGGGACCTCGCCAGCCAACGTGATCTCGGCGGACGACGAGTCCACCTTGAGGACGTCGACGACTCCCCGGTCGAGGGCGTCCTGTACGTCGAATCCCCAGTAGGCCACGACCAGGTCGGGCCGGTCGGTGGGGAGGTCGATGCGGGAGTTGGTGACGGTCTGGAACAGACTCGCCCCCAGCGGGCTGTTGCGGCCGTTGCCGCTCGTCGGCACCTTCGGGAGCTGGAACGTGGTCTTGCTCGTGACCGGGGGCACCACGGAGGTGTCCGTCACGGGAGAGCACGCCTCGAGGTAGGTCTTGGCGTCCACAAGGCTCGCGGCGACCTGGGTCGTCCCGAACTCCGTCGAGTCGTCGGTGGAGATCCCGGAGGAGATGATGGTGGCGGTACCCCAGAGGAGTACGTCGTCCTTCAGCACGAAGTCCACGCCCTCGACGTAGTCGGTGCGCCCGGTGGTGATGCCTGCGGAGGTGACCTCCGTGACGCCGATGTTCGCCAGGTAGTCGAAGGTGTCCTGCCAGCTATTCCACTTGTAGGTGACCAGTACGGTGGAGCCCGCTGCGGGAGCTTCGGGCAGCGTCACTGCACGGTTGGCCCCGTCCACGGAGGCCGCTGCGACCACGACGCCGTCCACGGTCACGGAGACATGTGAGGCCGTGGTGGTGGTGACCCCGCCGTTGGTGCCGTCCACGATGGGACCCTGGAACACATGGAAGGTCTTCGTCCTCGACGTGGTCTCCCCGGCGTTGAACCCGAGGGCCGTAGTGGCGGTCCCGCCCTTGATGGTGATGCTCTGGTCGGCGGAGAGGATGATGCAGGTCTCGCCGAGGTAGTTCAGGTAGGTGGCAGCCGTGAGGGTCCCCACACCGGCGGCGGTGATGGCTGCGGCGATCTGTGCGCCCGACCAGCCGGTCAGGTTCACGCCGAACGTGATGGTCTCGGCGTCGCCGCCGTCCACCGTCAACTCGAGCTCGGTCGTAGTGGCCTCGATGATGAAGTTCTCACCGGCGCTGCCGCGCAGTGACGCGGCGGCGGTCGACACCTGGTCGGAGACGTCGTCGGTCGCCGCTGTGTCCGTGCGGTTGAAGAAGTAGGAGACCCGAACCTCGTCGGACACCTTCGGGGCGGTGGCGAGCTCCACGACGCCGGTTGCGCCGTCCACGGAGAGAACCACGATGGGGAGGTCGTTGATGAGGGCGACGACGTTGGCTGGATTGATGGTGGTGGCCCCGGCACCGGACCCGGTGACGATGGGGAAGTTCCGGACCTGGCAGGTCCGGAGGGACTCATTCCAGTCGCCGAGGATGATGGTCCCGGCGTCGTCGACGGATGCGACGGCTCTGCCGGCCATGTCCTCCAGCGCAACCAACTGGTCAATGACAGCCGAGCTGCCCCGGACGACCTCCAGGCCCTGCTGCGACAGGATCTCGTTCCCGGGACCGATCAGCATCGGGATGTTCAGCGATCCGAGGGCACCTCCGATGGGGCTCTCGAACAGGGTTTCGGTGTAGACACCTGGGGGGGCGTAGGGGTTCTTGAAGTCAAAAGCCATGGCGGGTCTCCTTCTCGGCTGATCGTGACCGTATCTCTACGGGTTTTCGGATTGATGGTTTATCGATCTTGTCCACGCCTCGAAGGACGGGTTGGGTAAGCACGACATGTCCGTTCATCTGTCTGTCCATCTTGTCCAAGCCCTCTTCAGGGCCGGTGAGAGGCTTGACCCGCGTCAGCCTCTATTCTCCTGCACCCGCCTCTTGTGGCGGTCGATCATCTCCAACGCCCTACCGTGGAGTCCGCGGGCCGTCTCGGCGGCGGCCCTCTCCTTCGGTTGAATGAGCTCGTAGTCGCCATCCACAGTCCTACCGAGATCCCAACCCGTCTTGTCAGGACTGCCCCGGAGGACCTCCCTCTTGCGGGAGTGCCTCTGGTCGATGACTCCCCAGCTCTTCTGCGAATGGTCGCCGATCACCCGGTCCACATTGGCGTCATAGGACGACACCCCCGTGTTCTGGGGGCGGATGGTCCCGTCCCCTTTCGGCATGTAGGTGGTCCGGACAGATTCAGGTACGAGCCTGTCCGCATCGCCCTCGCATGACTCACACGAGACACCCTCCGAGACCCGGCGGGAGGAGACCCTCCTGTCGAACCGCAGACCGCAGGAACCGCACTGATAGGTAAATAGTGGAATGGCTTCCTCCTGGGTCACATCGCCCTACTAAAGCGTCCGGCGTATAGGGGGACCACCGAGATCACCGTATGACCTCGAAAGTGGCGGATCGACCGCTGAAGAACGGATCCCTGACGGGGTGCAGGCCCAGTGCAGAGGAGACGGCCTGCTGGACCGATCCGGATTGGTCGGTCCCCGGCTCGAGCTCGACCTTGCGGAGTTGGTCGGCGCTGGCCCCGTCGACCGAGCGGAACGCCGGCCCCATGGGGACGTGGATGGACCAGTCCGTCTGGACGGTGGCGGAGAATGAGGCGTTGTAGAAGTAGTCGTCCCCGGTCTCGTCGTAGACCTCCTCGGCCTCGCCGCCGAACGAGACGTCTATGATCTCGATTCCCTCACCGGAGATCTGGGGACGCAGGACCCCGTAGAGCCAGGTGATCGTCCGGTCGCTGATCTCCATCTGGGAGTACTGGTCCCTCGACACCACGTCGAAGTCGAGCGACACCTCCCACTTGCCTCCGTACTCGTGGGCGACGGGGGAGCGCCTGCGACCCACCACTACGGCGGACCGGTCGCCCTTGGACGCCATGCGGCCGAAGGCGAGGACGACCCCGGGAACGGCCTGGACGTTGGCGTGGAGATCCCGGAAGTCGTAGGGGCCCTGGGACACACCTGGGAACCGGTAGTCGGCGGAGAGGCTCAAGCCCTTGCCGAGGGGCTGCTTCAGGGTGATGGTCCCGGTGTCCGCGTCGTAGTCGTATGCGCCGCCCTCGTGGAGCAGGGTGCCACCCGGGGCCTCGTAGAGGTTGAGGGTCC